ACATTAAGAATGCCAATTATTTCTAGAGGTTTTGTCTACGACGAGCTTGGCAATCCAACGATTGTTTTTGCGGCAGAAATTCCTAGCGATGAAAGATTTGAAATCACCGAAGTTGGTGTTTATCCTGGCAAGTCTAATCCAGCTGCTGCAGGTCGTGAGAGTCGCGTAGTCTTCTCTTTGTCTGCTGCGGAAAACTGGCAATACCACCAACAGCTTTCTGCACAGAATATCCCCCTAAAGGTAGAACCTTTAAGTCGAGGCGGGGAAGTTGGAGAGATAGCGATAACAGAAAAAGTTTTTAGAACAAACTCCAACAACACTCTTTTTGCCGGACCAATTAGAATAGGGCTAAACGAAAGACCAAGATTCTTGGGCAGATCAATGATGGTTCGTGGAGACCTGTCGTACCTTCAAGAAAACGTAGACGGAAACCTGGAGTTCTTTGAAGACGGCATTAACTTTTACAAAGAACACATACACTACAATGGCATTAACTTATCTTTTGACTCTAATTCTCCAGACGACGAATTCAGGTTAGCCTTTTCTGTAGTTGGCAAAACTGAAGATACTTCTCCAGCAGTTTCATCTGTAAGAATTATGGTAGAGTTCGCAAGTTCAGATGTAGACAATCCTCCAAACTACGCTAGATTTGAGGCAATCGTAAATCAGTCAGATGCAGATGTAAACTTTGCTAACAACCGTTATTTTGTGGTTAGCAAAAAGCTTTCCGAGCTGGTGCAAACGGCTGGATTCAGCTGGAAAGATGTATCTTCTGCAAGAATTTTTGCAACAGTTATTGAGTCTGGACAAACCACCCCTTCCAGTAATTTTTATGTTAGCCTGGATGGTTTTAGGTTTGAGAATACAACTACCCAAAATCCTATCTACGGACTGACGGGTTACACCAGAATTAAAACGGATGACGGCAATCCAATTGTTAAAGAACCAAACTCATCCAACATAATTGAGTTTAGGTTTGGAATGGATGTTTTGTAGTGTCAAGAAGCGGTCAACTTAAAGCATCTCTGCCAGAATCTTTTCTGCCAGCATTAGATGTATTTAGCGATGGATCATTTGGATATTACGCCAGGTACAGGATAGTGTCTGAAGACAAAAACAGATCTTCGCACTACTCTCCAATTTATAAAATTAGGCCCAACTACATTTTCGAAAAAGAGCCTGGCCAAACATTGGCCAGCGTCGAGTATAATAGCGTAGGACCCTTCGTTGAAATTGCGTGGGATCCCGTAACGATTAAAGATAGAGTAAGTGGCTCTGTAATTAAAAAAGCTTTAGAGTATGACGTATTCGTAAATTGGGGAAAGGGGGAGACCCTGCCTGCTCCAGTTTGGATTTACAAAGAAAGATTAGAGGGCACGGGATTAACTTTTGTACATCCAGAACAGTATACCCTAGAAGACGGAACTGTTGAACTCAGCAAGCCAAACAAAATGTCTGTAGAGGTTTATCTAAAGTCTAATAATCCAAGCAGAAGCAATTCGTCTTTACTGCTATATAAGCTAGACGATCAGACCATTTAGTGATATAATTTACTAGGAGAAAAACATGTCAAAAATACCAACACCAAGTCGAGGCCAGCCCATAGATCTGTCCTACATTTATCAAATTGTAGAAACTGTAAACGGACTATCTGAAAGCATTTCTTCTTCTACCGCAAAGTACACTAACATTGATAATGCGGAGTCTGGATCAACAGACAGCGTACGCACTTCAGACGCAAGAGTTGTTGGTGCGTACATTCCCGTAACTAATAACAGTGGCTCTTCCTCAGAGGGCGACGTCTCTGTTTCTTATACCTATGAAGATTTTCGATTTCCGCCAATTGTTACGGCTTCGGTGAGGCTACTTGGGGACGCCTCTGTGGATGCAGGTAAGGATGCCACCGTTATCTTGACTCAAGTCACCACCAATCGGGTTGAGTTTATCGTTAGATTTAATTCTACAGAAGATATTTCAGTTGGCGTAAACCTGTTAGCCGTCGGCATTCCGGTATAGGTTTCTCATGGACAGAGAAGTCTACAACTCTGCACCAGTCATAGAGGGCAGCAAGAGAGTCTGGTTCTTAAACGGTAACCTTGTTAGAAAGCACCACATTAGCAGGGCAAACGGCATTATGTCTTTTTACAACATTACGACTGGCAAACTAGAAAGCTGCCTCCTGAGCGACTTTAAGAAAAACAGAGAGCAAGCATACACAATTAAAGAAACTGCTGAGTTGGTACAAAGACACCAAAAACATCTATCGCGTCTTAGAAGTCAGGGAAAGATCCCAGAGCCCACAGGAGCTAGTCTGGGCGGAGAAAGAAAGTGGGGGCTAAGATCTTACTACTCTAAATCGCAAGTTAAAGAAATTCGTGATATGCTTGCATCACAGCATTTTGGTCGTCCCAGAAAAGATGGGCTTATTACAAATGACAACACCCCCACCGTTCAGGAGTTGACAAGAAGGCTGGGGGATGGTATTCTTACATATATGAAGACAGCAGATGGTGACTTTGTTCCTATGTGGACAGAGTCTATTTAGAAGGGTATGAGAGATGGAAAACAAAGACACTAAGGTAAATGTAGCATTGGGCTACACCTTAAACCTTGGAAACTTTCAATCATTAAGGATTGATATTGGAGTAGAAGACTCCTTGCGTAACGAAGAGCACGTAGACGATGGATTTAATCGCATCTACAGCTTTGTCGAGAACAAGCTAATTGAAAAGATTAACGAAGCTAAAGACGAAGTCAAAGAGTAATGGCGGAACGCAAAGACCGAATGGCTTTGCTCAGTCGCTACGCTAAGTTACACACGTTACGCTACGGGTCTAGGCCAGATCACAATTTAAACAAAGAGCAGTGGGCATCTGACAATCTTGTAGAGTCCTACTCTCTTCCTGTGTGTTATGATCTTTTGGATTATTACTTTAACACAGCACACACACCTAGCTGGAAATACTTTGCTAACTATGCAGACTCTATTGTGCAAGCAAAGAAACAGTTAGAGCAAGACAACAGGGAACGAGCAGAGCGTCGCAAGATGGCAAAGGAGTGGCTAAATGAATAATACAGAGTCTAAGGTAATATCAGCAGTTCTAGAAGACAAGCAGGTGCATGTACTTTTACAGGCAAATGTTGATGGGATTATGCGAACCCATGGAGACATCTGGGAGTTTATTCGCAACTACTTTGAAAAAAACGGCATCGCCCCACCCCCACACTTAGTAGTAGAAAAGTTTAGAGACTTTAATCTAGTTGATAATGTAGGATCTACAAAGCATCACCTAGAAGAACTGCAGACCGAATACCTTAACGACAGCCTAAAGGACATCCTTAGAGAGGCTGCTACGGACGTACAGCTAGGTGCTGGTACTGCTGTGCTGGAAGACTTAATCACAAAGACTTCCGAACTAAAGAAGAACACGTCTGCAATCCGGGACATTGATGCAACTGATATTGATTCTGCAGTCGCATACTTTCAAAAACTAAAAGAGCAGCAAGAGCTTGGTGCGCTTGGCATTAAAACTGGCTTGCCCGGTTTTGACAATTACCTTCCTTCTGGAATTATGCCAGGTCAGCTTGGAGTGTTTCTGGCTTACCCAGGTATTGGTAAGTCCTGGCTGTCTCTGTACTTTGCGGTACAGGCATGGAAACAGGGAAAGTCTCCCATGGTAATTAGCCTAGAGATGTCGGAAACAGAAGTTAGAAATCGCGCATTTACCATTATGGGCGAGGGTGCTTTTTCACACAGGAAGCTGAGCAACGGAGAGGTCGATCTAGAAGATCTTAAGCGTTGGCACAAAAACAAGATCGAGGGCAAACCAGAATTCAAGATTATTTCTAATGATACTGGAGGAGAAATTACCCCGTCGGTTTTAAGGGGTAAGATTGATCAGTACAAGCCAGACTTTGTTATCGTTGACTACCTACAGCTTATGAGTCCTAATCAAAAGTCTGAAAACGAAACTGTCAGGATGAAAAACCTTTCTCGTGAACTAAAGCTTATGGCAATTTCAGAAGAGGTGCCAATCATGGCTATCTCTTCTGCAACACCAGACGATGTAACGAAGCTAGAAACTGTGCCTACCCTAGGGCAGACCGCATGGTCTCGTCAGATTGCTTACGACGCAGACTGGGTTCTGGCACTTGGTCGAGGCAGCAACAGCGATGTTATTGAGTGCGTCTTCCGTAAGAATCGTAATGGATTTATGGGAGAGTTTATGGTCCAGGTAGACTTTGACAAAGGCTGGTACAAATACAAGGATCTTGAAGATATGTAGTTATAATGTATTATGGATAAAATACACCATAAGCCAATAAAAAAATTTGGTCTAGACGGCAAAATACATGATGATGCAGATCTACCAAGATTAAAAACAGCATATATTAAATTAGTCTTAAGTCAAATGAGACTTGCCGGATATGTTCCAAGATTTGATATTGACATGGATTATACGCTATCATATAACTACAACAAAAATTACTTTGAATTTGAATTATCAATATACGCAATATACGTAGGAAAGAAACAGAGCCAGTGCATACTAGGAATACACAAAAATCACGTGCTGTACTATCACCTGAACAAACCAAAAGGATTCTCGTCGGTATCGGAATCGACATTGAGGGAGAAGTAGATACAGATTACCTGATCTTCTGCCCTTATCACGGCAACCACAGAACTCCTGCAGGAGAGGTAGACAAGTACACAGGGTTCTTCTATTGCTTCTCCTGTCATCAAGTCGCAGACCCTTATGAGTTTATTATGCACGTTTCTAAGCGTAGTTATTTTGAGACGGCTAGATATATTAAAAGTAAAGAGCAAGAGGGAAACATTGCTCAAGAGGTGAGCAGCAAGCTTGTAGAAAAGCCAGACTACGTGCCGTTTGACGAGCTGCTGATTCAAAGATTAAATAATGAAGCACTAGACTCTGCAAGGGCTATGACTTATTACAATGGTAGGCGCATCGTGGAATCTTCCGTAAAGCATTTTTCTCTCGGGTATTCCTCCAATAGAGATATGGTTACAATACCAGTTCATTCGCCAGACGGAATAGCGGTAGGCTTTGTGGGTAGGTCTGTGGAGGGAAAAGAGTTTAAGAACACCCCCAAGCTACCCAAAAGCAAAGTCTTGTTTAACTTGCACAGAGTCAAAAACTCTAGTAAAGTATATGTAGTGGAATCCTCTTTTGACGCTATTAGGCTGCACCAGGTTGGTATGCCAGCAGTAGCAACTTTAGGGGCAAACGTTTCAAACATCCAAGTAGATCTTCTT